CAATAATGCATTGCGAGCAGCGGTAGCCGTAGTTTGCCCCGTGCCGCCTTTTGTAATTGGTAATACTGTAATTGTAGGCTCTTTAGTTGCTAACCCAGTGTCGACATATGCAGTAGTTGCTAATTGCGTTGAGTTTGCGCCTTGTATAGCCGTCGGTGCAACGGGTATACCAGTGAATGCAGGGCTTGCAGATGGTGCTGCTCCCGTTACTTGAGCCACACTATAATCGCCGCCTTGTGCTGTTATAGCGGAACCGGTGCGTCCAAAAACTGAAGTGACTGATGAGCTTATTACTGCGTTTATTTGCCCCTGCGCTTTGCCTAATCCAGCTAAAAGACTATCTGTCGCAACAATTGCGCTATTGGTAATAGTTAATCCGGTTAATAATTTACTTATTACAGATGCATTATTTAATGTCATAGCGCCCGTATTTAACAGTGTTACTTCGCCGCTTAATTGTAAGGGAGTAGCTACGTTAGATCCATTGCCAATATAGATGCGTGCACTAGCTAACGAGCTTGATAAACCGTTTGTAATTTGTGTAATATTATAATCGCCAGATTGTGGAGTTACTGCCCCTGTGCGTCCATTGAAGCTGCTAACTGAATTACTTGCATAATGTGTTAATTTATTCATTGCTTGTAGTATACTGTCAGTAGCTACAACTGTACCATTCTCCGGCGTTAATCCGGTAAGAACTTTACCGATTACCGCAGAATTTAAAAGAGTAAAAACCCCAAGATTCGTCATTGATACATCACCAGATGGAACAACTTGAGTTGCAATATTTAAGGCATTCCCAACGAACATTTGACCAGAAGCCAAAGAACTAGACAGCCCGTCTGTAATTTGTCCAATATTGTAATCACCGGATTGGGAAGTTATTGCTCCAATTCGTCCAAAAACTGATAAAATTGTGCCAGAAATTATTGAATTAATTTGCGTTTGAAGGTTTGACGTAGCACCAGATAAATATTGAAATTGTGTATTCGATACACTCCCATCAGCAATCAAATTTGCATTTAAACCGGGCTTAACTTCCCAGAAGGCAGTAAATGTCTGCGTATTTTGATTATATGTTGATGTACCTTGTAATGTGCTAGATGATAAATTTAACTTTGTCGCTCCATCTCCTGTGCTATTACTTGATATATTATTTCCTATTGGCATATTAATCTCCAAATCTTGTAGGAGTGTATTGTTTAATAGTCAACCCTACTGGACTTGCTGTTGCTGATTTATTAATCCGGTATTGACCCCAAGTAAACCAAAAGTCAAGGATATTAGTATTTACATCTAAAGCATATTCTTGTCCACCACCTAAAACTGGATACCAATTTTCTTGTGCTTTGTCGTATATCTCAATTACCGCAGACTCAGCACCAGTATATCCATTAGATACAACAGACATAGCTGCTGCATCTTGATTAATTTGAATTGGTTGACTAATAAATGCATCAGTTGTAGGTTCTAATAAAACTATTTCTTCGTTCTGCATGGTATATCCTTAAAATGGTTCTGTGGATAATTCAGTGCTTGTTGTATCAATACCTTTTATAATGTCGTCCAATGCATCTAAATAGGCATATAAATTTGACTTCTCTTGCTCAGTTAGTTTACTATATCTGTATCCGATTGAATATTGTTCATATTCAGTAAACTTATAAGACGCTTGAGCAACTAAAATTAGTCTATCTCTCTCAGCTATAGCTTCATTATCAGGTATCCATTCACCATCAACTAATTTGGTATATTTGTCCCGTAATTGTATTTCTTCGTTTTCATCCAGATATAATAATTTATTATTTTGTATGCCAGTTCTAAGTTCCTTATATTTTTCTTCTGATATTTCTTGTATATCATCCGGCAAAATTTGGTAATCAATATCTTCTGGATAACCGCACATTGTTGTAATTGAAAATTTCATTTTAATATCCTATTGCAAAATAAGAACCTGTTTTTGAGTATGTTCCAGATACCGATACATTGCTCAGTAGCAATGCTGCGTTTGTGTTTGAAGTAGTACCCCAATACATAGGGCATCCTTGACCTCCTCCTGTAATTGATACACTAGGTAGAACACTTAGAGTTGCATTAGGAAATGCTATAGGATATATTATTGTTTGGGTGACAGATGCATCTGTAACATTCACAAACCCCCACTGTATAATAATTCCATTTGGATATTTAACATAACCACTTGGGGTTGCAAATGATTGAGTGAAATCACCAAAAGTAAGCAAACTTGATGATGAGGTGGTTAGTGTATTTAAATTACCAACCATCCTTGGTCGTGAATTAAATATTTGTTCAAATCCACTATTATAAGACCCATTTGTATTAGATAATACCCATACGCTGGCTGCATTGTCTGAACTATCCGGGGATAGAGCTAATATTGCAGAAGTTCCATTTTTGCTTGTATTATTTATCTGGCTTAAGAAACCCATGTATCCATTTACAGCAGAATTAGCGGACTGTGACATTTTTGCTAAATAACCATCAGGTGTTTGTACTGTATCAACTATAGCTGGTTTAAATGTTCCATCACCACCATTAATATATGTAGTTTGAACTTGCGCTATGCTATCAGATATACCATTTGCAGTAGCTAAAAAGCTCTGAGGATATAAACCATTTGTGATAGTAACTACTTGAGAATACGGTATATTACCGCTAACCGCAGCATTACTCGTCCGCATTTGCAGAGTCTGCCCATTTACCCTATTGCCGATAATTACTGCACCTGTTGTAATATCTTCTGTTATTGATGGATAAAAACCTTGTACTGTGTCGATCCATTGCGTACCTATTACCGATGGATTGCTAATAAAATTATTTGTGTTGTTATCAACAGTAGATGCTAAAAATCCTATTGTGCCATTTGATCTGGTGTATGATAAAACAGCACCTAAATTGTATCCGCCTAAATCAGTTGATGCAGCACTATCAAATGTAAATGTACCGCCTACATTTTGCCATCTAATAATATTAGTATAATAATTTAAAACTCCATTTGTTTGTTCTCTCGTAAACGGCTCACCCCCTGCATCTACAGGTTGTGATTGTATTGGTGGGTATCCAGTTTGCTGATTAGCGACATTTGGGTCTATATCAGTGCTAGGCAATGGGTCTACATCACCAGCATAAGCAAATGGTTGTGTAATAATTGAGGGTGCTGTAATTGTCATAATATTATCCTTAAATATTCTTAACAATCAGCCGTCATCTGATTAGATTATGAATTATAACATAAATTTTAAATAAAGTAATAAATTTTTAAATTGGTTGTACAACTGTATATTTTACCCCCGCAGGAATAGGTAATACTATTGGATAGTATCTCAATAAATAATACTGATAGCTCTCTAATGATTCACTAAATGATATTTTCATTTGCATAATTCCATTATCTGAAACCGTAACTTCCTGTAATGGGTTTAATTGTCTAAAATATATATTTAATATTGTGTTGCATGATTCCATTGAGCAATTAGTATTTAATGCATTATAACGCAATTGTAATAAAAAACGCCATTCGTCAGTATCTAATGTATATGGCGCAGTTTGTCCACCATAAAAATTACCGTTGTTAAAGTTTTGTGGATAACCAGTTGCTAATGGTGACGGTGGTATTCCTGTATCAAATCCAACTATGCTACCCGAATAATCAGGTATTTCAAAACTGCGCTGTACTTGCAATATTCTACCCCAGTTATCCAACCCATTATCATCAGCAGTTGACAAATCAAAATAATCACGCAAAAATAGATCAGGGTCTATTGTTAAATATGGCAATAACCCATCAAGTAAATTATTAAGATTAGTTGCATTGGTATATTGAGTATAAACAGTCATTATGGGATACTCACCAAAACATTGGCAGCAATTAATGTGGGTGCTTTATCTATAGATAGAGTTAAACTATTTGCCGGAGTTCCTGCAGTTACAGTTTGCACTGTGATAGAATTAATATTATATATACCTAGCACATTTAATGTTTGTGCAAATCTATATGCATTAATTGAGCCAATTCTCATTGTAACTGGTGGCTGCGTAGCTGTACCATTATTAAAATTATCTACTACAGCATTTTTTATTTGCGTAACAATATCACTAGGATATGAACCAGTAGCAATGGAGATATTTACTTGTACCGGGGTTTCTACGGCAGTTTGCCAAGTTGCTGGGAATGTAACCCATGTATAAATAGGGTCTACATAAGTATAGTTTGTACTTCCACCCATAACTGTGCCGGGTGGTTTTTTCTTATATAGTATTTCCGCTATCTCGTCTAATGTTCCACCATATACAGATAAATAAATTCCGAAAGCTGGGACAGTAACACCCCCAATTGTAGTAGGCGTAGCCTTTGTATTGTTCGCAACATAATAATCAATAATATTGCTATTTTGCTCACAAGCTGAAATAATAGATTCAATAGTTCCAACTGAATTAATAGCCAAAGTATTTAATCTAGTATATCTCAATGATAAATCAGATTGCACAAGAGTTCCTGTTGTGCCATCAGTAGAATTATTTACTGTATCCCAACCAGCAATACGTTGTACTATTCTATTTAGAGTATTTGCAACACATGGTATAATTCCAGATACTATTGATTGAAAAGTACCAATTGCTGTACCGTCAACACCTATAGTTATAATAGTTGTTGATTGAAATATATCACCATTAGTATTCAATATTTGGCTTAATGCTGGTATTACAGTTCCGGGTAATCCTGTAAGTTGACAAGTTACAGTAGATGGCACTGCCGCCTTACGTTGAATAGATAACAACGCACATATACTATCTAAAAATACCCCATTAGCTATATTAGGGTTATATAATCCACCGTATAACAGAGTTTGCGCTGATTGTACTTGTATAGCATCATTGGTAAGTTCTTGGACAAATACACCATTGATACTTGTTGGGTTTAAATTTACACCAGAACCAAAAGTATTAACAAATACTTGCTGTATGTCTGCCAAAGATTCTGTTGTGCTTCTAGGAGTAAATCCAACGGGTAATAGTGGCATTTTATAATCCTGTCTGTGAAATAGTTATATTCTGCCCATTATTTAATGCCAGAATTACTGTTATAATCAATATTCTATTCTCTCTATCCACTTCATAGCTAATTCTTGTTACGGCGCTTATACCATAAGTTTGATATTGTAATGGCGTTAAGTAGTCATTGCAAAGTAATATCATAGCTTCTACTTGACTTTGAAATACTCCGTTGCCAGTGGATGCACCTTTATAAGCGATCCCTATAGTTGTGTCAAACTCATATTCAGCAATCCATAGCCATAAACTATTTTTTACCGTTTGCAATAAATCATTTAACCCACCAATAGTAGCTATGTTACCACCGCTATCAAGATACAAATCATTAAATCCTAAATTTGGCTGTGTATTATCTTGGTTAAGAGCAAACCCGGTAGGTATTTGGTTTAAATTACTCATGGTAACGCCTTAACTACTGAGCTACCGCCAGTTGCGGCAGTAAATAATGTTGTTACTGTATCAGTGCCAGCTTGTACGTTGGTTATTGTTGCTGTAATTGGTATATTTTCAAGCAATACTTTATTCGTGGCTGCATCCCCTAAGTTTATTTGAGGGCTATTTATAGTTGCTGATTCATCTGCATTTATTGTACATGTTTGACAATTAGCGGTAATTGGTAGATCAGGAGCAGTTATTTCTATTCCTGCGCTTGTAATTTTAACAAATATAGTAGGCAATTCATTCGTCAATCTATCTATTATAATAGCATCTGATATACTGAATTTTCTATAACTACCCGGATTAGATATAGCCCACTGTTGTTTAACAATTGATATATCTCTTTGACTAAATCCTACAGCTACAGCATCACCTACAGCATATTCAATAATAACCCCAGCGCCACCACCTTGTTTAACTGTTGCAGGCACGTCTGGTATGCTAGGTGCTTGGAATGGTTTACCTGTGCTATCAATGAAATTAATTAAAATCTGTACTGTATATCTATCACCATTTATTGCTTCAATTCTACAAGGCAATACGGTATTCACAGTTAGCAATTTTTGATTAATTGCATATTCCAATGAATTAGATGGAGAGCTACTTATAGCTGGGTTATAGGTGGTGTTACCTTGCATTTATGCCTCAATATTAAAAGCGTAAGTATTTAATTTTAGCACAGTTTCCCATTTAGCACCACGATTTTGTAAAACTGTCATCATCCCATTAATATACCAATCACCATTAGCAATTAATAATTGTGATGTTACATGTATTTTTTGCCCAAAATTAATGGCGGGAGTATAACGGCATCTTACATCTATGCCAAACTCGGTAACTGCCGGATAACCTAACATGCCATTTTGCGCTGAAATATCATACACTAAATCGGAAAATGGTTGACCTACTTTAGTGACATATAGTTTATCACCATCTATTCGTGTAGTACATCCATGATCAGCAGCAGCTTGTTTTATTTGCTCACCTATACCACCATAGTAATTAGGGTTTAATGCTGTGCCGTTGATATTATAACCTTGATATACCAAGGGTGGATTGACTTGTTTAGCCATTGATTCAAACATTGTATTAAGGCTTACAGTTCCAGCAAATGAAGTACTTGGTGATATAGTATTTTGATTAGTAATTCCAACTTGTGAAACTATTACAAATGGTCGACTGGGGTCGTTTAAATTAGCTCCTGCCCTCCTAATTTGTCCGCTATATGCAAATGGTGGGATTCCTGCATCGTCAACCTCATATCCTGCGTATATCTCAATTCTATTTGCTGGGATTTGACTAGCATAGCTTACATTATGTCTACTAAATGCATTTATATCATCTATTGTCAATCCATATATAGTCACATAAGCCGAACAGTCCATAAATCCAGTTGCTTTTGTTATAGTTACTTCTGCAGTCAAACTATTCACATCCGAATTGCAGGTTATTATCTTTACATTACTACCTGTGCCACCTTGCATAGAGCTAGGGTATACTCCCTCATCTAATATGAGCTTTATCGTCATATATCGAGTGCCAATATTATCAGGATACATTTTTACTCACCCAATCGGCAAAATTTAATGCCAATAAATCAGTATCAGAAAATATTAAAAAAGATTCTGTTCCTAATGTTGTGTAATTTGGTTCATTTTCATTAATATTCCAAAAAAATAAATAACCAATAAAACCAGTCGGATATTGATTAATGTACACACCATTATTACATGCCATTCCTGCAATAATTAAAACAGTACCTAAAAATATATTGCAATACATCCCACTATCCATTTGGTAAACTTCTATAGTAATCTGTTGACCGTTTACAATAGTTGTTACTTGTTGATTAGGTATATTTCTAAGTGGTATAGTTTGTATAATCATATTCCGCTCATCGGGATTGTGCCTGTTGTTTGAGGGCTTACAGTTCCATTATTTACTTGACTAGTATTGTTAGGGTTTTTTACTTGGTTTTGTTGTAACCCACCATATTGCGTGCTTGTCATACGTATTGTTCTAAATGTCATGTATGCGACTAAATTAGTTTTATCAGGGGTTAAATCAAATGCGATACTTATTAAATGTAAATTTGGGTATATCTTAAAAATAGGTGGGTGCACAGTTATACATAAAAGTGTAGTATTTTTTAAATATGTATTTAATTGCGCTTCAACTTGCGCCTGATCTTGTAAAATATCATCAGCAGTATAACTACTATTCTTAATTTCTTGCGCAACAACCCCAGTTACAAATAAATCATCAGGTGTTGTTTGTAAACTATCACTGCTAAAATTTGAGTTTTCTAAAGGTTCATAAGCAATATTAACTTGATTTTTATATGCAAAATCTAACATCCCAGTAAAAGTTATAGCCTTGTATTGTTGTTGTGCTATCTCATCTTGTTCGCTGGTAAGATATGCATTTTCATAAATAGTGAATGGTTGCGGTTGCCTTTTATTCCGGCTAATAATACTATCAATAAAACTCATGCTATCCTAGCCCCTGAAAACGTCCAACCCTCTGCGGATGGGTCAGATAATCCTTGTACAAAGTCATTAGGATTATTCATTCCATGTAATTGCATATTATTAATACTAACGTGAGTATTTTTACTTTGGCTATTATTAATGTTTTGCGGTGCTTTTTGAGAGCGTTGCATTATATTCATAACTGAATTTGCTCCATAATTATTTCCTGAGTACTCTCTAACTGCTGCGTCTAAATTACCTTTATGTTGCTTTAGGTTTTGCGACATCATTAAACGATAAGTATTCAAATTGTTTTGTGGTTGCATTAACCATTGAGGACTTACCATAGCAGCAATAGCTTTGTCTTGCAGTTTCCATGCTTCACGTGCCCAATGTTCTCTAATCTGAAATTGACCGTATGCTCTGCGACCTTTGCTATCTGGTGGACTCATAGCATTAGGATTATTACCTGATTCTCTTTGTCCATGTGCTTGTTCGAATGGTGTTAAATTGTTGTTTGAACTACTAACCATTCCATGAGTTACACCAGATATATAATTATCTAAGTTATTTTTTTGTTGTATTCTTTGTTGTGTTTGTTGTTGTGCTGACATTGGCAATAATCCAGCACGTTGCAATGTGTCAATTGGACGTTTAAAGAATTTATCAAAATCATTCATGGTTTTATTTAGCTGCTCCATCAAATCAACTAACCATTGTAGATCTTCTTTTTTAGCCCAGTTTTTTATTAAATCACGATTTTTAAATATTTCATAAATAGCAGTAGCAGCAACTAATACTAAACCCAAAGGTCCCGTTAGTAACGTTAAAGATAATCTTAAAATACCAAATGCGCTGGATAATAGTTTAACACTAGAACTTATTGCTGCCATTCCTACAAATGCAGTTGTTAGAGTTGTAACAGCTATTACCATGTCTTTAATTACTTTAGGATGTTTTGCCATCCAATCACCAACTTTAGTTAATGTAGGTGTTAATTGAACTGCCAATATTTGTGCTTGATTTTCCCATATTTGGCTAACATCAAGCGTTTTATTTTTTAATTCTAGCCATTTTTTAGATTGATCGGTGGTTGTTACTCCTAAAGACTTTACATGTTGTAATAATTTTCCAATATTAGCACCATGCATAGTAATTAATCTAATGGATTCATCACTAAACCCCATTTTTTTAGCAATACCATATTGCGTATCTTTAGGCAATTTAGATATATTAATTATAGCTTCTTTGAGAATTTCAGAGTCTTTTTTATATCCTCCTGCACTATTGTGTGGGTCTATTCTTAATTGATTTAACGCACCTAAGAATTGTGGATTACCATCTAAAATAGCATTGTGAATTGTGCCATATAAAGATTTTAACTGTGCGTTAGCAGACTCAGCAGTTCCTCCGACTCGTTTAAATGCTTCTTGCCATATTGCTATTGTTTCTACATTTTCGTTAATATCTTGTGACATATATTGTAAACTAGAACCAACGTTAGCAAATCCCTCAATCAGATTTTTAGCAAAGTTTAAGCCAAATCCAGTGGTAAATACATCTAACGCAGTCTTTAACTTATCTGATATACCCTTAGACATATCGCCTATAGTAGATTCAATTTGTTTAGCTGAGTTGGTGAGTTGTTTGTTATCAAATGATATACCTATCACCATTTTATCGACAATAGTATCAGCCATCTTGATTATCCTCCTCAATAACTTTGCTATTGTAATTGTCAGTTAAAACAATATCTAATAGCTCTAAACATTCATGATACGTGTAGTACTCTTTAATTTCTTTAAGAGTAGCTAACTTGTTGCTAATGATTATACCAAATATTGGGGGTAATTTGTAATTTACTACCCCGTCACATTTTATTTTACGGTTAAATCTTCTGGTGAACTTGGGTTTGTCTTGGGAAAAAAATGGCTATAGTTTAACCTCACAAACTCTTGGCAAATGTGTAATATTGAACTTACATCATCAATATAAAGGTCTATATGTTCTGCTTTAGGGTTTCCAATAGCTGTCAATGTGTGCTGTGATTGCCCACCATTATCAAACAATACATGTTGAAATATTTGCTCTAAAATGTTATTGCGACTATTCTCGTCAAGCTCTCTAAAGAATGAATTAAAAATAAAGTACATTAGCTGATCTGAGTTTTCTCGAATAGCTTTCTCTGCTTCATCTTTTTTCACTCCTGATATTTCAATGCCAGTTTGCATACAGTTATGTAAAAATGATTGAGCAATAAGGGCATAATTGCCCTCTGCTTTTTCAATTACTTTCACAATATCCATGAATAGATTAAAAGAAGCCATGCCTTTGGCTTTCTTAATAATAAATTTTTTATCTATTCCGCCATCTTTAACAATAATATTTTTCATAATTTACCCGTCATAAAAATTAAATTAAACTTGCAATAGCTCTTGCACTATCAATTACCGCTGATAAAGTAGTAATATTAGCGATAGGTTGACATTTAAAGCTAACTTCAATGTCTTTTATCTCTGTTCCAAACGTAGGGATAGGTGGTGCAGCAGTAATAACTATTGTATTTATTGAATAGTCAGAGCCATTACTAGGGTTAGCAATATTAATACTACCAACTAACCCACCACCTAGCGTATATTGTGTTGACAATACATTTAAAAACTGCGTAAGTGTTGGTGATGTACCACATAATGTAATCTTGCCACTTGCCACTGCCGCTTTTACATGTGAGGCATAGTTACCATCAGCCAATGGTTTTAAATCCGCAGTTTCTACAGAATCAAAGCTGATAATGTTATCTGTACCAGAACCGTTAATTAAGATAGGGACAGTTAGCAACGAATTTGTATAAGTTACTATAATATCCTTTGAACTTATGTTGAAAGTTACTCCACTCATGATTTTATTCCTTATTGAACAAATGTAACGTTAAATACAAATTTATTGATTGCGCTTCCGTTGGTGTACCATACATAACCAAGTACAGGTGCACGTTCTATTCTCTCATCCGGTGTTGCTGGTACAATTTTAATGTAATACCCTGCATCAGTCAAAGATTGTGTAATGTCAGTACCAGCCTGTTGGATTAAAGCCGCTGTTTGTGAGCTATTGAATGTATTGCCAGTTCCAGCTACACCATTAAAAATAGCTTGTTGCATTACACCATTAATAGTTGATTTTACTGTATTGTATCCGGTATCATTATATGGCAATTTTTTAACTGCTTGAATTAATGCAGCGGTACTGTTCTGTATCTGATCTCCCAACCAAATTTGGTTATACACATTATCAATAAACTTATATTGACCGCCAATACTACCATTCTCTGTAAAGTTGTATGCAGTTGAACGAGAATTAAATTGACCGTAAAAGTTAAAACTTTTTTGGGTTAGTGATTCGTACTGCGCATTGGTAGTTACCAATGGAGTTAAACCATCCTGTGACTTACCAGCAAAGTTAATCACTGCATTTAGTTGTGTGTAGTTGATACTTGCGCCAAATCCCATTAATGCAGCAGCTAAATCAGATTCACCAAAGTTAGGCATCATTTGCGCATTGTATGTGATAGTTCCATCTGGATTAAGAGTTGCTAAACCCTCTGCAATAGTATCGTATACTATGTTTGAAGTATTACCGGGGATTAGTAAATTTGATTCTGTAGTCCATAAGATATAAATATACAAAGGATGTTCAATAACCCACTCCATGAAAGCAAATTGTACTGCGTATGTAGGGTCAGCGGATAAATCAAATAAATTAGTAAATGAAGTCCAGTTTTTAGTGACTGCGACAATACCATCTAAATTTTCAGCAGGTGTTAATTCTACTGAACCCTGACTTAATACTGCGCCAGTTGCTTGCGTGACTTTCATTGCTGTAGCCATAGCAGTAACTGAACAATATGCAACTGTACTTGTTCCTGTGGTTACCCCATTACTAATAGTAAACGCTTGAGTAGTGCTACTATATGTACATGTTGCTGTAGTAAGTCCAGCAGATATTAATGCAGCCTGTACACGTGCAGCCATAACGCTAAAACTACCATCAGCGGAAAAGTTAATTGCTGATATAGTTGTGCCAGTACCGTTAAAGTTTACTGTTAAGCTACCTGAGATAATACCTTGCAATGTAGTTAAATCACTTAGTACCAATGCACCGCCACGAGTATATGGGGCAATGTCAGCATCTACATAACGAGCATACCACACAAAAGGCGGCAATGATAAAGAACCATCATAGCTTTTAAAATATCGTACCGCTCTGGTATATTCTACTGAGCTAGTACCAAAATATGCACCTACTTGATCGGCATCAGTAAATGCTATTACTTTTTGTGTTGCATTAAATGGAATAATTGCATTTGTTGTGAGAAATAATCCAACCTCCGTAGTTCCTGCAACTGAACTATTGATAGTAGCATTATTTATCTGTATGAGTTTATCTAAATCTATAGCCATTTTATTTATCCTTTAAAATTAAGTAGGCTTTTGAATATCAGCAAATATGGGGGGTGACAATAACTTCATCAAATCCGGGTTCGCTGACTGTAAGTACATTATTAAACTGTAAAGAAAATATAACCGTATATCGTGCGGTGTACATATCTCTATCAATTAAATTAGTTAAGTTTTTAGTATCTGATACAATCCCCACAACACAGTTATAATTATTTGCTTGTAAAAATTTAGTGCCGTATGAACTTTGTAATGCTGCCCTGAATTTGGCAGATAAGTTAATTGCATTTACACCGTAAAAATCTACTTGGAATTTAACCTCATCAACTTGCGACCAATTAGACTGTTCCGCTGTATCATCATAGTTATAAACAGGTAGTAAGCAATGACTATCTATATTTGGCAATTGAGACATTACTATAAAATCGTTACCAGCAGGCAATGCATAGTTATTTTCAAATCCTCTATAGATTGCTGTTGTTGGTACTAAATTACTTAAATTAAGTAATAGTGCTTTTATGCCAGTAAATAAATTATCCATCTATCATAGTACTCTCAACACCTATCACACATACCCATCCGGTGCGAAAATTCGCTGGTAGTTCTACTATCTTATAGTATTTATCATCCATTACTATGTAATCGCCACCTGTATTAATATTTCTATTAAGCCCTGTCAATGTAAAACTTTGGATATAAAACCGTTTGTAAATCTTAGTCATTGCTGTTGCATCCATGTGCACCATTTTTTGACTATTTTCTAATTGTACTTGCGCTAATAAATTGTTATATGTTGTATATGTGGCTACAACTTTACCTGACGCATCAGGTGTAGCACCGTTAAATATCTTAAGTGATATAGGATATTGCGGTACAATAGACGTAATTTGTGGTGTAATCTGTTCTTGTAAATTAATACCCATCCAGTTCATTGGTGTACCTCATAAGTAACATTTTGCAACATTGAACCGCTATCTATTAATGGCTTGTTAAACCCTTTTATCTTTTGTGTTCTTGCGGAGTTATCTATATAATCGCCATCTCTTATAGTACTCTTAACGTCTGCTTCCATTTTTGTACCAAGTAATCCAAGTGCTGTAGGTATATTATATTGAGCATCGTGGATAGATTTAGCCAACACATTACCCCATGTTTTACCTTTAGTATCTACTGTCTGTTGCATAAATGGTCTAGGGGGTATTCGTATGGTATCGCCTAAATGCACGCCCTTTTTAAGTGCTCTGTCTTTGTAATCTTGGTCTACTTTGTACTCGCCACCGTACTCATTTTTATAAGCTATGGTCGCATATTCTGGGTCGGTAAATCCAACTTCAAGACTTGCATGTCCTGTTTGCTCTATTAAGTTTTTAATAAACTTTTTTAGATCAATTCCACCAGTTATTTTCGCCGTTGCCATATCCTGTATATCCATTATAAGAATCTTGAGCAAAATAAGTAACACCACCACGTTGCATAAGTAAATTGTAGCAAGCTGTACCATAGCTAGTTTGTTGCCAGTAAAAAGAATCTGCCGTAGCTGGTACATTAAAAGAACCGGATACATCACCCTCTGCAACTTGAGTAAGTACGCCAACTTTACCGATTCCGTTTTGTTGTCCTGATTGTCCGTTGGATAATACTAATACATGTGCTAGTACTTGACAAGCCCAATAATATTGTGTATAGCTACCATCAACAAATAATCCATAAATAACCCTACCAGTAACCAACACATTAAAATTGAATGTATTAGTTAAGAACCCATCAGATAGCGTACTAAATAACGGATAATCAGTTTTAAATGCAGTAGGGTTAAATGTTTGCATTATTTAGCCGATTTTGCTTTAGCTTTAGTTATACCCGGAGATTCACCATCACTAGGTAAAGTAGAAGCAACTAAATCAGATTCATCTAACTGAACCGTGCCAGTAGATTTAGAAATCTCTTTAGTTTCAGAGTCTTGGGCACGTTTAACAGTTTCGAACTCGTCTTTTTGTGCAAAAATTCTACCATTCACAAAGCTAGGGTGTTGAGATACACCACCTTTGCCATATTTCTTAGTTAAGTATTCCCAATCATCGGGCAATACATTAGTAATTGTAAAATCAGCAACGTAACCACTAACGATAGATGATTTCATTCTACCTTTAATAACAATATCATAATGCTTATGAGGTATAGAGAAACGCATTGCATTTTCTTCCACACTAGCCACTTTTGTAAATACTACACCCTTAATATCATCAGGGTTGATAACTGGTTGAGGTGTAACAACATTTAATTGAACACCAGCATTTTGAGTCATTTTGTCATCCTTAAATTAAGCACCTCACATAACGCAAGGTACTGTTTTGTATATATTAAATACCTGACATAGTTGCAATACCAACTGGCATTGTCAACACTGTACCTGATACAACATAGCTTATTTTTTCATTGTAAGATGATAACATCCGTACAACACCATGAGAATTATATAGAGTAGTGAATACGCCTAAAGCTGTTTCTTGTCCTGCAATTTCTTTAAAAATAACTTGCATAAAGTTAGGCGCAACACTACCTAATGGCGTACCTGTTCCTGTGTAATTCTGTACTTGAATAAATCTACATTTAGGGTAAACTGATTCAATGTATTGGCGTACATTCATACCAAAGCTATTTTGATACAATAATGCACCAAACACGCAAGGCGGTAAACCAATGATAAATTCTTGGTCTGTATCTACTTGACCAGCTCCAAGAGTTTGCACCGATTGAACAGCGGTAATAATGTCTGAAATTACAGTTGCATAAGTTCCTGAAACCATCCATTGCCCAGCACCAGCAGGCAATACAGCATTAAGCGTAGGGTCATTTAGTAAACCGAATACACGTAAACCATTATAACCACGGAAACCAATATTATTTTGGTCTAGTGTGATTAATGTAGCCATGTATTCACGAGCAGTTCCTACATAGTCAACTTTAGCCATTCCCATAACCGCAGTTTGCATATCACCGTAAGTAAGTGTACGCTCTAGCGTTACTGTTTGACGTTGTATATAATTCAAGTTAGGTGAACCATCGCCTAAACCTGAATGATCTGAGTATAACTTACTAACACCAGAACCAGCAGTTAAAGGATAACGTACATCAGTTGTACCAAACATACCTTGTTGATCTGGTGTAGTCATTTCTCTAAACGGTGTAGACTGATATATTTGTTTGAAAAACTTGGTCGTCCATACAGTTGTTAGTACATTAGGTACACCACTAGATGGAATATTATATGCATACGTGTCATCATCCATCGCCATTTCTAAGCGTTGTTTAAATTGCGTACATTGTGGCGAGCTATCTAGAATAATTGGGTTTTTAGTTCCAAAATTCATACCAAACGCTGGAGTTCCACGTTGACCAACTTTATTAGTGGCGGTTAAAGTTCCGATAAATTCTTTAGCATCTAATTGTAATGTTTGTGGATTGCTACCACCAGCATTAAATACGATGTCTACAGTTTTAGTACCATTATTATCAATAATGCCACTATCCATTGCTAATTGTTGAATTACACTCATTATATTGCTCCAACGTTTGAAATTACAATTTGAGTAATGCCAAATGTATTAGGTACACTTGGATTAATCACCAAATAACTCGTTTGTGTAAAACCCGGTTGAACAGTTACGCCAACAGCTAAAGTTCCATCAGTATTATTCACAAATACAGCATCACCTACGTTTACAGCACCACCAGCATTAAAAGAGATGGTAAGTTTTGCGTAGAATGAACCATTAGCGCATACTTCACATTGGTAATACAATGGAATAGTCATACTCCAACCTTGGTTAATGTCCGCATTACTATAAACGTTTGCATTTTCACGAGGGATAAACACAGGTCTAGTATTTGCACCTTTAGCTTGCACCACAATAGTCGCTGGTTGATCTGCCACTACTGAATCAGAAGCCCATCCAAATGTACCGACTGTTAAATCAGTTCCAGCAATTGCGCCAGTACCAGCAGTACTTGTACCCGGTACGCCCGGTAACCCATAGAAGTCACCCGGATAAGCGTTATTCGGTTGTGGTGCGATTGTTTGTTGTCCACTTGCATATAATGTCATGATTATTTACCTTTCATTGCATTAAAAAGATTAGGAATAGGTTTAGATGTATGCTTACTATCAGTAGCAATATGCATAGGCTTATGCGATTGAGCCGCTAGAGTTTCAATCATTGCTACTTTAGCTTCCATTGATTTACCCTTAATTGGCAATCCTTTAGCTTCTAATGTTGCATTAATAATATTCTCAGGGTTTGAATCCATTAGGATAGTATCTGACAATTTACCTACTGCACGTTGGCATAAAGCAATAGTTTGATTACGTAAATTAATACGTTCATTTACTTTTGCTTCAATGCGAGAATCTAAAGCCATATCCATAGCTTTTTCTTTCTCTTTTTCTGTTTCTTCGTCAGCCGCTTTTTTATTGCCCTCTGCTACTTCTTTAGTAGTTTTCTCCGCAATAGCTTCTGAATCTTTAGCCTTTTCTTTTTCTTTTTCGGGTTCTTCTTCCTCATCGTTAGACAATCCGATTAAGTCAATTAATACCTTAAGTTTCTCAGCTTCTTTACCCTCAAAACCCTCAGCATCTTTACCAGCTACTTCACGTAAACTATCCATAATAGATTTATTATCCATTACCTTTTCTTTTTCTTCGTCCTTGGCATCACGTGCAAAATGTCTTGCCAATGTCTGAACTAAACTAAATTTAGTCATTTTTGGTTTATCCTTTAAATTTTCGTTACTATCTGCAATCTGTGCACCATCAACCCTCCCGGATTTTACTAATGCTACGTGATTACCTCTTAAATTTATCATTTTGAATTGATAAGGTGTACCGTTAAACATTCCCTCCTCTTTTATTAGGTCATACGCATAACCGCATGATAACTCCTTTTTACCTGATTCTGGGTTATTGTCAGCATTTTCTATATCGGCAATACCCTTACCAACCATTATACTTACGTCATTAAGTAATTCATCCCCTACGACATGAGCATTACCACTAACAAAACCTAACCATCGATCTCTTGATGGTAGTTTTGCGCTAATAGCTATATGATTATCTGTAAGGGGTAAATTGTTATATGTTTCGAGTGCTTTTGTGATTTCTTCTAGTGGACGGTAAACGCCGTATAATTTCTCCGGCTCTACGTCTAAGTTTTGATAGTCTTTAAGTTCACGACCTTTGTAGTCATTTACTTGTGCAGCAGTTAATACGCAGTCAGTAACGTGCAAATAACCATTGTCATCTACACGCCTATTAGAATTAGCCCCGTATGTAACTTTATTTTGCATGATTATTTATAACCCATAGAAAATAGGCTATCTGCTGTCAATCCAGCATGTGTATATCTGCATCTTGCTAATAGGGGCATAAAGTAACTCCAATCGCTTCCCAGCGTTATAGAATGTTTGTTATTGAGGTGATTATACCATAGTTTTTAAATTTGTCAACATATTTTTTTTATTTATGTTAAAATTCGCCCATGACTTGCAAAAGTCTATAGCCTAGTAGCCGTCATCTACTGGGCTATTTTGTTTGTAAATATAACTTACTAATTAATAATGCGCATAAACATATATATTGAATCACATTAATTATATCAATATATTTAGATAAATTTTCTAAATTAGGATATGAAATATCTTTATTAATTATTACATTAATGTCTGTATTTACAACATAATTAGAAAATATCAAATTTGATATGGTTATAATTAGCAGAATGCCTGACATTGCGCTAATAATAGCATTGTCATTTTGTAACAATACTATAGAAATTATTATGCATGCTATATCTATTATAAAATATTGTACACATTTTGTCATATACATTTGGTCTACGGCTCTTTGTTGTTCTCTATTTAACATTTTAACATCCCTATCTTTACACAATAGGACAGCGCAATTTTGCTCTGTCCTTTTATTATTCAAACTCTAACACTGGTGAGGAGTAGCATCGGCAATTTATCTTTTGACCACTATAAATATATTCGCCGTCAATCAGGCATCCTTTCCTAATATCATAAACTTTACCATCAGCTTCAACATGTGATTTTCTAGGTTCTTTCCCAGCGTGGCTATGATGCCATACATTTTTAGTTATCCCTAAATTTGCCTGCTTTGCTACGTTTAACACACTCGTTATTTTATTGGTCTGATCTCTTGTTATTAATTTAGCCCTATTTTTTGTCATGGTATCAATCTTCATTAATTCATCACGCAAATAACTTACATCTCTACCTCTGCTAATTGAGGACATTACCGCTTGATGTATTTGTTCCATAGCCTTATCAGGTAAATTACGAATAAGATTAACATTCTCTTTTATGCTAGCTTCTTTGGCTAATGCCAATTGTTTTGTTTGTTCTGATAGTTTTATCTTAAACGTATCAAATTTATTAGGTAGGAATTCTTTGAGTGGTTTGGCATTGGTTGTAAATTGATAATCAACGTTTTTATTAATATCATCAACTTGTTTAGTTGCTAATGGCTCACTCTCCATATTAAAAAACATTTGCCATTTACCAAAGCGTACAGTGATTAATCTGTATATCTCATCTACTGCACTATCACCAACAATATTAGTAATTTCTGTTTGACTTTGCTTATACTCATAAATAATATAAGGTATAATATCTTTCATCATTGCAGTAACCATTTTGTTTAATTTTATGCGATATGCATTAGATATGGCGAAATTAGGCTGTACTCCTTTTAATATAATGCTATTATTGGGAATATCAACCTTTTTAACCTTTTTATCAAATAAATAGGCGAATAGTTTTTTTATCATTTTGCTACGCCTAATGGCTCATTAGTCATACTGCCATATCCTTGGTTGTTCAAGCTCTCGGTTGGTGGTGAGTATTCGGGGTAGTCATTCTCACTTTCAGCTTCTAAATCTTCTAAACTATTCCACCCGCTATCTTTGTCTTTTGATATTTTAGCTCTTATTTCATCTTCCTTAACTATACCTCTATCAAAATATGTAGCAGCCTCCGTAGCATTGTTTAATCCAATAGTAGACTCTTCTAACTCATTAGCTTCGGCAAGATTACAGAACTCAAACGATATATCTTTGTCAATCTCGCCCCATATATTAAGCATAGCCATGTGCATAAGTTTAATCAAGTTTTGTCTAAATATACTCTCTTGCCATGCTTTAATTTGTCTATAAAACTTCTTCATTTCAAATTCACCAGTAGCATTAAAACCTTGTGGACTAATGCCTAATAATTCAGTAGCTGGTAATTTTGGCACAATACACATAAACTCAGCAGATTGCGACCATAGTTTATCAAGTCCAGTTAAATTCATAGTAAGGTTTACAATATCCTCATTATTCATATCAATAGCCAACGTTCCTAGATTATTACGTGTAGCGTTTAAAGCTCTTAATCTAGCACCTAATGCAGCACCAGCGCCACTGTTTAAATCTTGATTCTTATCAACTACGCCATTCACAATTGCTTGCAAATTAGTTTTAACTACGGTCAAGTTTAATCGCTTTACAATCTCAGTAATAGTATTTTTCATGGTCTCAAAGTTCATGACATAAGGTATAGCTTGCCCCATCATTGGCATACCATTAAAATTATATTGCGGTTTGATAATATGGGGAGCTTCATTATGTATAAACTTCAACAATCTGCTTTCATGCACAATTGTACCCATGACGGTGTAAAATTCAGGACGATAGAACCATTTACTTAATGGGTTATCAGTAACGTATCTAATAGGCACATACCAAATAGGCTCAATGATAGTAATGTATTTTAATGAACCCTTATCAATTTTTAGTTTATCAATATCGAGTTCTGTTTGCAACTCTGCCCTGTCTAACGTATTCTCATCCCCAATTTGAGGATAAATCATACATCCACCTTGTTGGAATGTTAAATATGCCGCACGTTTGAATAAGTCTTTAACATTTAATCTTTCAAATTCATCTTGCAACTGTTTTATCTTATCTGATTTATCACCGTCATTTACCGATACAAACTCAACCCATTTGCTAGTCATTTCAGTAGCCGGAGTATCGCATATAGCATTTAAAATACCATTCTGTGCTAATAATGAATATTCAGCATAACCGAGAAATACGCTATCAAGTAGCAATCTATTTAGCTTATTAAAATAAAACTGATTAAATCCATTTAATCCTGCGCCAACCGGACTAATACTATCCATTGCCATGCCATCAGCAAACTTAACGCTCTCTGCTACTTTATCAGCCGTCGTAACTTTACCGTCTGCTCCCATAACTTGAGGATATTTAAATTGAAACTCTTTTTGTTCTAATGATGTATCGTTTATCAATTGCGCTAATGCCAACTCTTGTATGATTTGTGCTACATCTTGTGGATTAGGCGTAACTTGTTTTGCGCTTATCGTAGGTTTTTTACTCATTAATATGCTCCCATTTCTAGTTGTTGTATATCGTGATCGGTAAAAGTTATCATTTGTGGTGGAGTAGGCGCAAATGCTATCATGATACTATCTGCCAAATTTGGTGATTTAGTTCCATCCGGTTTTTTGTTTACTAGCATTTTACCTGTTTCATTAAAATTGTATGTTGGTTGCGATAATTCACTTGTTAGTTTATCTAAATGTGCAATAGTTGAGGATATAGATATTAGATTATCCTCATTAAGAACTACCCCAGTTGTTACAGCTTGGTACGTATTCTGGAATCTTAATCTCAAAGCCCACCATGCTTGTGCTTTTCTGTTTTTGAAATAATCTTTGTTTGTCCTATCGCCAACATGCATAGCATCAGGTTCTAATACTTCACCAGAACCCCAAAATGCATTGACGGATATTTTATTGTTACCTACCCTACTGGAATTTAACACTCTAGCATCACCTCTAACCCCTGCGCCTAGTCCATCTGCATCATAGTCTATTGTTCTATAGGTGTTATTATCGCATAAATCAAATGCTTTAACAGTAGTATATTGAATATCCAAACCTTTACCACTCCATTGGTCTATATATTCCAATACGATACCATGTCTACCGGCCAATGCATTTAAATCTCCACCCTCGTCAGCCACATCAAGCCCACATTTTCGAATGCCTGACTTATTTATACCCAGTTTAATATGTGAATCAATAGCTGCTTGAACCCATGCGGATGGTATTAATACACCCTCAACCGATGCTGCATAATCAATATCTAACTCTTGCGCTATCGTAACTGGGTCTAATGTTGCGCATTTCTTTGCATACCATTCATCATTTCGCCTAGGGTCATCACGCCAATGAAATGTAAATACTTCTATTTTACCGCTATGTCGTTTAATCTCAAATGGATTACCTAACCCATTAGGGGTAGATATATCAATACGACAGTTAGTTGTCTCTGATAATGACGCTTCGGTTAATTCTGGTCTTTCTAAAAATGCAGCTTCATCAACAAAATAAAGAGAAGCTCTATCACCCCGACCAATACCGTCACCAGACTCTCCAATGATCTGGCTGCCAGTTTCTTTAAAGTTAATGCGCATAAATGGCGCATCAGTATCAACATTAAATCCGTTTAAAAACTCTTTAGGTAATAATGATAAGAACATCCTCGCTTTGGGCAATAGAGCTTTTAACGCACCACGTAAATCTACGTATTCCTGTTTGCGGCTACCGAATCCAATTGTAATACCATCATTAAACAAGCACATTGTACATGCAAATGCTACAGATAACCAAGACATACCAACTGTACGAGTTTTTTCTACTATGCCCGGCTCTTGATTCTTCCATCGTTGAATAACCCAATCTACCCATTCTATTTGTTTGGGGAATAATACAAATGGAATAGCTGACGGGAGTCCACGCTCTGGATTTCTGGGGTCGTAAGTTGCGCCCCAATCAGATATAAATTGCGCTGGATGTGCTTTATAATAAACTTTGAGAGATTGTAATAACTGAGGATTGTTTCTTATCTTATGTAATCTAAAAGCCCTAGTATTATATATTGCTACATAGTCAGGGTTTTTAAAATCAAAGCTATCCTCTATTCTCATTATTTACCGTGTATTAAATCTTGATAATCACGTGAAGCCTGAACAGGGTCGTTTGATATTTTTTTGATGATATTATTT